TAACCCGAAGTCCTCGATCTTCGGTTTGAGCGTCCAGCGGACATAACGGTCATAGCGACCACTCGTAAAACCAACAAGGTCAGTAGAGGCGTCTAGTCCGAAGCGTGACTAGAACTTAGGGCAAGGGTTGGCGACCCACTTAACAAGAGTTTCAGTGTCGGAGCCGTACCAGCATACGGGAACATATAAAAAATCAGTAGTGTGGAGGGGTCGTGTTGGCGGCCCCAAATTTAAAAGAAAGGGTGTGAGCATGGAATTTAAAATACTTAATAGGTTTTCTAGTGAAGTCAAATTTACGGCAGAGATAGACTGTAAAGAGGATGAGGCAACGTCAATTAAAATCGGGCTTGCTGTTAAGTGGGCAATAAAAAGTAACGCAGACCTGTCCCGCGCAAACCTGTCCGGCGCAGACCTGTACGGCGCAGACCTGTACGGCGCATACCTGTCCGGCGCAAACCTGTCCCGCGCAGACCTGTCCGGCGCAAACCTGTACGGCGCAGACCTGTACGGCGCATACCTGTCCGGCGCAAACCTGTCCCGCGCAGACCTGTCCCGCGCAAACCTGTCCGGCGCAGACCTGTCCGGCGCAGACCTGTCCCGCGCAAACCTGTCCCGCGCAGACCTGTCCCGCGCAGACCTGTACGGCGCAAACCTGTCCGGCGCAGACCTGTCCGGCGCAAACCTGTACGGCGCAGACCTGTCCGGCGCAGACCTGTCCGGCGCAAAAGCAATGGTTAAGATCATGGGTGCTGAGCAAGGGAATACTTACTGGAAGCGTTTTGATGTTGGCTTAAAAAACAATTCATATCAATTTAAGGTCGGCATCAACGAATTAAGAAGCGGAGAGGTTTTCGCGGATGATGAACGAGTAAATTGTTCATGCCCCGGCTTTCACTTCGCATCAAGATCATGGTGTGCTGTTAATTACTACGATAGGCCATTAGAAGCCAAGATTAGAATACCATTGGACGCAAAAATCAACGAGCCGTGGGCAACTGACGGCAAGGCATCGGCAGACAAGATAGAGATACTGCAAGTATTTGATGTGAAAACAGGCAAAGACGTAACGGACGAATACCGATAGGAGGCCGTATGAGCTGGAAAGAAGTCTTACTATATACCGTATTTATTTTAGTCGTAATCGCCATTAGTTTGTTTGGAGTCATGCGTACTGAAAGTAGTGGCAACAGGCTTAACATGACGGAACAGGAAATCAGCCACGTTATGAAAAACTTGGAGCGTAGAAGTGCCGCTGACTGTGTGCTGACAAGGACGGAAACAGGCTTCCAGTGCAAGGAAATGGCAACGGGAAAGGTTTACATGGTGAATGGGAAATGAGGTACGCAAATAAAAGACAAATGTTTCGCAAGAGCGGCCGATTTGCGAAGCCTCCAAGTTTAGAACAGATGGGCTATCCAGTTGCTCACGGGGAAATGACCTGTGCTAATTGCGGACATACATGGCGACCCATCTTAACAACCGGAATGTGTCCAGTATGCGATTCACAGGACAAGGTGACGACCCCATGAAAGGCTACCTCTACGTCGTGGAAGTCAAGCGAAACAAGGAATACGTGCCGTATGTAGCTCGTAAACGCAAAGAGGATGCGGAACTGGTCAAGGCGAATAATGAGAAATACTCGCAAGACAAATACAGAGTCAGAAAATATGTGAGGAGGCTGGAATGATCTCATTTAATTTTTGGCGCAAGAAAGTAATTTTAGGTAGGCCACTAGACGAAGCGATTAACACCCACAAACGCCTCTTGCGGAAGTGGGACTCGAAACAACAGAAGGAGATCGTGGCGGCACTTTTGCAAGAGGTTTTCCCGGCGCATCATTTAAGACACAATCCAACAAAGAAGGGATAAAATAATGGAGAATGAAATTGTAGTTGCAAGCAGTGTTGATGTACCAGCCATTGGCGATTCAACTTTAATCGCGCTGGCAGAACAGGCAGAGAAGAGAGTTAATGCGTTAAACACCATTAAAAAGGCCGCGCTATTGTCCACAAACGCGAGGGATTGGACGGATCAGAACGGCAACCCTTATTTACAGGTTAGCGGATCTGAAAAGGTTGCGCGTGTTTTCGGTTTGTCATGGAAAATATCTGAACCGGAATATGAACAGGAAGAATCCGGCCACTTCTCTTACACATATAAGGGATATTTCACGGTTGCAGGAGCCACTATTGAGGCCATAGGAACACGGTCAAGCAAAGACCCCTTCTTTAAAAGATATGCCGGTAAAGGCGAAGATCGGAAGGAATTGCCGCCATCTGAAATGGATAAGGGTGATTTGAAAAAGGCCGCTTACACAAATTGCATCGGCAATGGTGTTACTCGCCTTCTCGGATTGAGAAACCTCACATGGGAAGATTTGGCCGAATACGCCAAGATCAACAAAGAGAATGTGGGCCGTGTTGATTACAAGAAGAACGGCAAACAGCAAACAAGTATCGCATCAGAAGGCGCAAAGACAATCATTTCCGGCGTGACGGATGTTCGCATGACTTCCGGCGTGAATGAAAAAACAAAGAAGCCGTGGACGCAGTATATCATCAAGTGCGGCGAAGTTGATTACAAGACGTTTTCAGAAACGAACGCCAAAATTGCCAAAGAAGCCAAAGAAGCCGCTTTACAGGTTGAGATTGGTTTCGTCACCGACAAGTGGGGAAACACCATTGAGTCTATAAAGAAGTGCGAACCGGCAGAACGTGAACCTGGTACGGAGGGATAAAGGGAATGATCGTTGAAAAAATCATCGAGACAAAAAAAAGCAAAATCAAGGGATACCCGGTCAACAGCAACCGGGCCTCTGACTTGGGGATCCCCTGCGTTCGTTACCACGTTTTAAACCGGACGCGCTGGGAAGAAAAGTCATTGCACGATGTTGGCCTTCAATTCATTTTCGATATGGGAAATGAGATTGAGGAAATCGTTTTAAAGGAACTGGCAGAAGCCGGGATCAAGGTCATCGAACAGCAGCGGTCTTTTCAATGGAAGGAATATCAAATAACCGGACACATTGACGGCGACATATTTGTAAACGACCGGGAAACGGCGCCACTGGAAATCAAGTCATGCTCCCCGTTTGTATTTAAGGCAATCAACACGATTGATGATCTCAAAAAAGGCAAATACGCCTACCTCCGCAAATATCCGGTGCAGCTTAACCTTTACATGCTCATGGCCGGGAAAGAGCGCGGCGTGTTCTTATTCAAAGATAAAGTATCCGGGCAGATGAAAGAAGTCTGGATGGATATTGATTATGAAATGGGAGAGGAAACGCTTAAACGAGCCGAGGAAATCAATAAGCACGTCGCCGCGGGGACGCTCCCCGATCCGATCAACGAAGATATGTGGTGTGACCGCTGCTCGTTTGCTCATATCTGCTTACCGGATCAGATCGGCAAAGAAGTTGAGATTGACACAACTGAACTGTCAACCATGCTTGACCGGCTTGAGGAACTGAAACCGGCTGTCAAAGAGTATGACGAAATCGACGGCCAGGTGAAAGAGCTTGTTGAAGGCCGTGAGAAGTTGTTGGCCGGATCGTGGTTCGTTACCGGAAAATATCTCGAGAAGAAATCTTATGACATCCCTTCTGACATCAAAGCGCAATACGAAAAGATCACGCGGTATTGGCGCAGAAAGGTTGTTAAAGCCGCATGAAGCCATCAGAACTCACTAGGCAGATGGACAAGCTATATTTGTTAGCTGAACAACACAAGCTAAACGAGGCCGCTGACTTTCTCAAGGGCTTCATAATAAAATGGGACGTTATTAAAAATAATAAGAAGGTGAAACGTGGAACTACAACACATAAAAAGCGAGTGCAGAATACGGTTTTATAGCCATCTTAAACAATACAGGTGCAACGGGAAGTGTCCCTTTTGCGGAAAGCTACACAATTATTGGGATGAAGTAAAACCAAAGCCCGGTGAAATCGGCAGAGTGTTTTGTCCAGAACACAAGTATTTGAGATACGGCGATAATGAAGGTGACGGTTACACAAAAGACAGGAAGAAGGCACGGAGGGCAAGCGCATGATTATCACCTCATCTGAAGTCAAGCAGAGATTGTCTGAATCTGAACTGCTGATTAAATATGCCGCCGAAATCGAAGAGCTGAAATCACAGGTTGCGGATTTGCAGGATGAACTTGGCAATACCATTGCCATCAAGAACCGTCAAGTCTGGGAGATTAGGTTTTTAAA